ACATGCCGGTTTTAAGTTTACCATTAGTAATCCAAGCTAGTGTTTGTGGAACATTATTAGTAGTTGTTAGTTCGGCCATCAAACATAGATTAGGTTACAGACGTCAGCGTGCGGCTAACCAAATATTACGCCATCGTGATAAAATCTTGGACAGTAATGATGTTAGAGATATTGGTGAAGCACTTGATGATGAGTTTCTACAGATTGCTCCAATAACACCGCAACTCAAGGTTAAAGAACTTGAGGAACCAGTAGCGGAGGAACAACCTGACGGGAATGTTGTCAAGCGCAGGCGTCAACCCCGGGTACGACAGTATAAGAATAGGCTTGGTTTTCCAGGAAACATGGATTTGCCATCTAGGCCATTTGCTGTCAAGCTTTATACTCATGCAAAGGCGCAGTTTGGTTATTTGGAGGACAATCCTGCAAATAGACAAATAGTGCGAAATTTCATGGTGCAGTGGTTTAAAAAGAGGAAGGAGGATTACAAGGATATGCGTGACAGTACTTTTGTAGAGATGTCGTGCTATGCACTTGAAATGTTCTTCATTCCCAACCATCATGAAATTGTTGCGGCAAGTATAAGGACGAGTAGTAGAGCGGAGCGTGCTAGATTTGAGATGCGGAACCCAACCACATTGCAAAGGATATTATATTACTTTGGTGTGGGTCGGTCATGTCCTCCGGGACGTGACTGACGGGGCCCGCGTCGATGCACTGGTGTGAACAGCGGCCCAGCACTGTTACCCTTCACACACCTAATTGTGCAGAAGCATCGCGAGGGTACTCCAAGGGAGAAACAGTATCATCAATTAGATACCTACTGTGGACAATCAGTTTTCGTGGTATTTAACATCAACATTTATAATCTTACCAGGGCAGTCAATGAGAGACTATTTTACAGACAACTTGACGGCAAGTGGGTTCGGCCACATGACGCTGAAGACGCTGTCGTTGCTTTACTGGAGCAATTTGTCAGGGACCAGCTGTATGAGTTACTACCTCGCACCACTCCTATGAGCCAGCAACAGTTGTTGCGTGGGTACAGGGGTCGGAAGTTAGTAAATTATACCGCTGGCTGTAAGAGATTGGAACGTAAGCCCCTCACGGTACGAGATGCTCATCTTGACGCGTTTGGCAAAATGGAAAAACTTCCATTAAAGGAGGATGAGGGTAAGATGATACAAAGGGTTATTCAGACTCGGACCATTATGTATCACATAGAGCTGGGTGTATTCACTAGGAAGATTGAAAGTGATTTATACAAAGCAGTTGATGAATTAGTCCAAAAGCTTAGTGGAGAGCGGAAGGGGATGAAAAGTATATTAAAAGGGTTAAATTGTAAGGCACAAGGTAGCATAATATTTGAGAAATGGAGCAGGTTTAAGGATCCAGTTGCAATAATGGCGGACGCTAAAAGGTTCGACCAAAGTGTCAAAGGTGGCATTTTGCAAATGGAGCATAATATATACCTGCATTGCTTCCCAAATCCTAAAGATCGTAAGAGACTGTCCTGGTTGTTGCGCCAGCAGTTTGTAAACATTGGCAGGGGTAGGTGCAAGGATGGTATTTTAAAATACATTCTTGGTGCCAGCCGGTGTTCGGGCGACATGAATACAGGATTAGGGAATTGCATAATTATGACTATCTTGTTGACTTATTATTTGAGGTATGTTTGTGGGATAACAAAGTTCAGCATCTGCAACAATGGTGATGATGTCTTTGTTATCGTCGAGCGGGAAGACGAAGAACGTGTCAGGTCTGGCATGTACAACTTTTTCTTTCGGGCCGGTTTCATAATGGAGATCGAAAAGACTGTTGATGTTATTGAACACATAAGCTTTTGTCAAACAAGACCAGTGTTTGATGGTGAATGTTGGCGCATGGTTAGAGATGTTAAACAATCTCTATCCAAGGACGCAATTTCAATCGATCCATTTGACTCGCAAATATCACTCGCTAACTACTTGCATTCTGTAGGCAACGGTGGTCTTTCACTTACGGGTGGAATTCCAATGCTACAGGAGTATTATCAAAGTATGATTAGAAACTCTACTTCACTCAATCCAACAGATCGAAAACTCAAGGACGTGTTAACTGAAAGGGATGGTTTTTATTGGCAAAGACGCGGAATGACTGAAAAGTACAGACCGGTCACTGACGCTGCAAGGGTCAGTTTTTACAATGCTTTTGGAATCATGCCAGATGTGCAAATTTATATGGAGGAGTATTATAGGCAACTTGTAATACCCTGGGAGGGCACACACAGTTTTAAATACGGTGAGCGAGTACATTCACACTAACTTATAAATTTCAACACTGAGGAAAGGTGGTCCCGTACCAAAGCAGGGGGCCGACATAAACACACATTAAAGCACTTGACGCGGTGCAAAATAAAAACCAAATACAACAAAAGTGTTCATAGCACAACCAGATGTAAACTGGATAAAACTAGCGTAAATATAGTGTATGTCGGAGTGTCTTAGACACCGCACTCAGTGTGTCATATTGGGTTCAAGGCCTTAATTTGCCCAAAACTTAATTTTAGTGCTAAACAAAATGCCAAGAGACTGCACGGAGCAGCCTAGGCAATCAATTAATCTAGGGGCCTTGGATGAACAGTCCCGTTGCCATGCGGTATCCAATACAATGGCAAAATCAAAGAAATCAAAGAGAAACACAAATATTAATAACAAGAAGAAGACACAGACACAAGTCAGAACAGTATATGTTGATAAACCTATTCCGAGCATCGGTGCTCAAATAGGTGATAAACTCCAAAAGTTAGGGGAATCATTGTTTACTCGGTTCATGGGTACAGGTGACTATTCGGTTAACGATGGTTGCATGGACGTGAGCAAGAATGCGTTGATTAAGGGCAGTGAAGCCAGAGCAGTGAAAATGGGCTCAGACAAGGGCACGTTTGTATTCGAGCACAGTGAATACATTGGGGACGTCGTTACATCGTCAACAATCGGTGCTTTTAGCTCCACTAGTTATACCATTAATCCACAGAGTAATACAACATTTCCATGGTTGAGCAATTTGGCTCCAAATTTTGAGAGTTATGAGATCGAGGGCATGTTATTTCGGTTCGAATCAACATCGGGGGAATCTGTTGCAAGCACTAACACAGCCATTGGGAGTGTTATGGGCACAGTCCAGTACGATGCATTGGATCCTGCTTTTGTCTCAAAACAACAATTGCTGCAGTACGACAATACTGTTGATTGTAGGTTTTCAAAGAACTTTATTTGTGGTGTTGAATGTGACACAACAAAATTACCAGTCCCTTTGAGAAAACTTTACATAGGCCCGGTTGCTGCTGGTGCAGATGCAAAGTTTTATAATTATGGTACTTTTGTTGTTGCAACACAGGGAGCACAAGCCGCCTCTGTCAATATCGGTGAGCTATGGGTTAGTTACCGAATCAGATTCTACATCACTAAAGACACCAATTATGCAGTTGGTTCCTCACACTTTGCCACTAATTCTGGCAACGTATCTGCCTCACCATATACCAACGTCAAGTCAAATCAGGGTACTCTCACACCAGTCGCAACTGGTGGGTCAACCTTGACTTACAACAACGTTCAGGTCGGGGCTTATTACCTGTTAACAATAGTACAAACCGCATCTGCATCTTCTACTTTCACTTCCAGTTCTGTTACACTCACTGGATTTTCACTTATTGCACTTATCAATGCTGACATTAGCTCGTCAAGTGTTGATTCGACAATTACAGCACAAACAGCTGCTAATTATGTGGCTACCCTCAAATGTACAAGCCCAACCGCTTCTATATCTGGGGCACCATATAATTGCACTAATACCTTTTCGGTAGATGTGTTTCTCAGTCAACTTGACTCTAGTATTATTAACTAGATTCAAGATCATTCCGAAGTAGTGGTTTGGTTATTTTACCACTGCCGGTATTTAAATAAGTAACACTGTTCGCCAATTAATAGTAGCAGCCATGGGCATGGTTGTGATCCAATACAGTAAAGTATTTATAATCTCGTTTACGGAGAACCGTAGTATGATTCGCACTGTCATACCGGGCTAGGCACCTAAAGGTAAGCCCTAGTCCGATCGTGTGTTGTATGTTTAGAGGGGGCATAGGTAGTAGACCATTTGATATAATTGTTGGTGTCATAAACCAACAGTTATACCAAGTGGAACGGCTACTACAATACAACTCTAAGATTAGCAACAACCGCCTTAGACGGGTACACCCGATTGCCAATGGGTCGAAGTACATTCTATTCCTCGGGTCCCTGCGTGTTGGCAACACGTAGAGTGGTGGGTCAAATACACAAACGCCGTGTAGGGGTGACCGCGACCGAGCTCAGCACAAGAAGCAAGTAC